CCCGCGTTTCCTGAATCAGCTTTTAATTCTTTATAGGCAGAAGAAAATCTTACTTTGGACTCTCTGACACCAACAGAGCGTAAGAGCCTTTTTACATCATCGAGATCACAATAGATCCTATCACTCATCGGCTACAATCGTCCTTTTCAATTTCTTTTCTTTTTTAGCCTTAATTTCTGTAATTTCTTCTTCCAGAGGTCTTCTGACATTTCTTGATTTGAGTTCCTTTTTGACTATTGGGATGGGAAGATCAATTATTTGTCCAACCTTTGGCATAAATGATCTTCCCTTATTCAATTCAGGTACTCTGTATTTCAAGTTAGGTTTAATTACTATGACCTTCATGATACTCTCCTTCTGAGATATGAATTATCCGGTGGTCACTGTTCTGTAAGTGCTTCCATCTTCGCAGATCTTGAGCTTGCTAAGACCATTAGAATCCGCAGCATGTAAATACAACGCTCCTCTCCTAATCCACGGAGGATTCGCTGTATTAACCATGTGCCAGAGAGAAGCCCAAGTTGTTCCATCAGCACATACCTGAATGACATACTTGTCATCCATATACATACGTCCAGAACTAGCGGTAGGAGCACTTGCTTGAGGCTTAAAATCAATGTAATCCAAGACATAAATCTTATTCATCTTGGATCTTCCCCACAAGTATCTCGTGTCGCCCATGATATCCTCCTACATTCTATATACAGATTTAATTGGGAGTATAAAAAGCCCAAACCCCAGGCGGGGGCTCTGTCTAGAATTAATCGTCGTCAGACGTTCCGGTGTGGACTCTCTTATACATATAAGCCGCATCCACATTTGTGATCTTGGGACTATAGACTTTGTTCACTTTGATGAACTCGCCTTCACGATCATCATCTCTCCAGCGAACAACCTTAAAACCCCTACTCACAAAAGTTCGGCCAAGAGTCAAATTATCACCAGGGCTGGCATACGCAATGGCGACTCGGTACTTAACGATATACTCGTAAGCCGCAGTCTGCCCCTCATCCGCGCTGTTCCACAGACCGTCAGCCAGAATCACCTGCATGTTTCGCAGAGTGGCCGGGAGTCCATTTCCAGTGATCATGTTGGTTGTATGGTACTTGAGAATTTCACGAATGACCGAATCCTGCACGATTGCTTCTGACACTTCGGTAGTAAAAGCAATCTTGTTCGGACGCTTTCCAATCGCCTTAGAAATAAGCACGATGGCATCCGAAAGGTCACTCAAGATATCAGGATTTGTTCCACCAATCCAAGCGGTGGTGGATGTCAGATCGCTGTAATATCCTGAATTTTCCAGGCCAGAAGTTCCAAGGATCAAGGCCCAAATATCAATCTCTTCAGAAAGCAGGATTTTTTCGGTTAAAAAGTTCGTTGTATCCACTTTGGGGCGAACAGGAGCATCAGCATTCTGTACTGCTCTATCGGTTACGATGTCTTTAATAGCTCTTTCGTAAGTGCTATACGTTCCCTCATCGTAACTCAGGGACGCCTCTTCAGTGATTGCTCCATCAGCTTTTTTCGGAGCGCCTTTGTAGAAACCGTCCTTACGGAAAATGCGGTATTTGTCAGACTCCTTCTGGACGCCATATTCTGGCAAGAACTGTGTTCCAACAAATTCATTGTTTGCATAACGAACCGCCAATCCGGTAAGGAACTTGTCGTCTCTAACATTTCCTTTCTGTACGTTATACATGCGTGTATCACCTCCTCATCGTTTTGGCTAGAATTAACCTGTATAACAAAATCCCGGACCCTTCATCAATACAGGAATGATGTCATCAACTTGACCTGTAGCAAGGGCAATTCCCAGCATTGCAGTAAGAGTCCCGCCACCAGTAGGAGTCACAGGGATGATTGCTCCGTCTTCGCCGGCGACTTCCGAAATACCAACCTTATTTCCGACCGTGACAGTAGTGGTTCCAACCAGACACTTGACAATGGGGCCGCAAGCGACAGGAACCAATTCGCCAAGTTTCGCATCTGCCAAGGCAACTCCAATCATCGGAGTCGTAGTACCAGCGTCTCCGTCGTATGGCTGAACAGCACGAAAGGTAGAGGTATAAAGACAGACAACATCTCCTTCCAGAATGGAAAGTTTCCCTTCGTTGGCTCCCTTATCTGCTCCTCCCCTAGCGTCACCGCCGTAACAAACGAAATTTTGGACGAAATCATTAGGACTCCAACCAAATGTAAAACCAGTTGTTTCAGTGGGCAATGCCATATTAGTTACACCTCCTTTAGAAAAAAATTTGATAAGTAATTAATTACATTTAAAAGGTTAGAATTCCAACTTGGCTACGTGATTTTTCCCTGCCTTGAAAGTTCAATCAAGGCATCGTCATAGGAAAGAGTATTGTCCTTGGCAAATTTTTCCACATCTTCCACCGAAAGTTCTTTCGTTCCTCCGGAAGGGCCAACAACAGACTCACTCAATTCTTCTACACTGAACCGATGATCGGCCGGGATAGAAGTAAAGACATCAAAGAGAACATCCGCCAGGGTCTTGAGCGTTTCCTTTTTCGCTTCTCCTTCTCCCTCCGAAAGCTTGACTGTAAAAGTCTTTGCTTCTGGAGATAAGAGAATTGGTTCGACGATCTTAAGAGTCGAAGGAAATACTCCCAACATCTTAAATTCCTGAAGACGCTTTTCAGTTAGAGCTTTGAATCTAGCTTCCTGAAGTTCCTTGTTGGAATCCATCAGCCCTTTGACCGATCCCGTAAGGGATTTTATATCTTCACTCAATCTCTTGAGCTCAGCATCCCTTTCCACTAACTTCTGATTGGCCTCGCCCAGAGCCTTTTCCTTATCGGCAAGCTCTTTTTTTGCCTTATCAGCATCGCCAGTGGTCTTGGTATCAGAAAGCTTTTTCATCTCGACTTTGATTTCCTCTAACTGCACCTCAAGACCTCCGATTTTTGTTTTGGTCTCGGCGTCTTCTTTCTTGGTGGCGGTCAGCTCTTCGAGTTGCTTAGTGAGTTTACCTTGTTCCAGTTTCAACTCATCTAAAGTCTTTTTCATCTTCTCTTTCACCTCCTCTGACATTTGGTTAAATAGTTCATCGTCACTGATCTCTTCCATCTCAATAGCCGTTCCATCTTCACTAAGAGAAACTGGCTTCATCCCCTTAAGAAACGGTCGGTTGGTAAGTCCACCTCCTATGAGGGTAGGACCATAATTAAACTTGATCTCTTTTTCTCTTACATGTCCTTCCTCATCGATCTCGTCCTCAAATTCAGTTACAGTAAAATCATCCGCATATTCAGCAGAGAAATACTTAAACTGTCCACCTTTGATGGCTTTCTTCCCTTCATCCGTTAGTTCCACGAGAGAAAATAAACCTTCTGGCTTAGTGAAAAGCTTGTCAACCCAAGCTGCCGCTCCAAGTTCTGGCCTATGACTAAAGTCAAAAGCAATCTTCTCTTGAGGAATATCGGTGTCAAAATTCTTAATAATATTTCTGAAGAAAGCATCATCAAAGCGCAAAACTCCCCACCATGGATGTTTAAATCTTCCAGGTTTTAAGATCTGAACTTCAAGGGGTTTGTTTGCAGCAAGTTCAATATCGGAGAGAATTGATTCGGAGATAGGAAAAGTGAATTTGTGAGAAACTTCGGATTGTTTCTTTTGTTTGAGACAATTATCTCTGACAGGTTTAATTTTACTGATAATGCCAGGATCGGCTTTTTCCCCACTTCTGGCCCCATTAGCCATTTTCCAAGCCGCCATTACTCCACCGTGGTTAATTGACCCATCAACATTCTTATAGATATATTTCTTGTTTTTAGGATCAAAAAAACGCGATTCGGAGAGATCTTTTCGCTTGGAAGGAGCAGTCCAAAGCTCTAAAGCATCGCACTCAATATAGGTCATCAATTCTTTAAACTCAACAGTCCCTTCATTAACATCGGCGATATCATTCAAAAGAACATCCAGTTCTTCGTCGGTTAGCTTTCCTTTCTTCTTCAAACTCTCAGTACAAATTGCGAATGCTGAGCTTTTACTCTTGCCCTGTTTCATTACCTGTTTAACACAACGTTCAAGGATTTCGGGAATTTAAATCACCCCCTTTCGAGATGCTATATTATATAAGGTAAAAGAAGAAATCG